TCAGTTCTTTTTATTTTAGATATTATTTTGCTCTCACCAACGTAAGCTATTATAAATTGATTTATAATATGTTCTAAAGATGTGAATTGATACCCTCCAAAATCACTGCCAGTATAGTACGCTTGTTCTGTCTGTGTTATTAATCCCATTTATTTATTGTTTTTTTACCATTAATTCCTGATCTTCATTTGTAGCTATTTGAACTAACCCCGGCTTGTTTAAAACTATACCAGCTAACTCTAATATCTTATATACCAACTCAGCTTCCTCTGACGCTTGTAACTCAAAATCCGTAGACTCGGTTGAGTCGTACAGAGCTTTATTAGCAACAACCGTATAACCCCAAACTGGATTAGATGGTTTGGCTACGTAATTACAAGTTACATTTGACGTTGTGTAAGTTACAGTTGGAGATGATGGGAATAATTTTATTACTGAATTTGATTTCCTTACGTAGACAGGTCTAGCATCTGTTGGTGCTGCTAAAGCTGTTCTTTCCATATAATGTAAATCGTTTTTTTCAACTCTCTCAACTTCTACGTCGTATGCTCCAGCAGCGTAGAAAACAGCGCCTAATTTATGTACTGTCGTGCTAACTGGTAGTGTGCCTTCGTTACCACTAACTGCGGACATAGCTACTTTCCATTTTTCAAAGGGAGCTATTTTTTCATTTAACATGTCTACTCTGTCGCTATACTCAGTGCTATTACCATGAATCTCTATAACTCTATTTAGATCATAAAAATATTGCTCAAATATAAGTAATTGAGCTTGGTTGGCAAATAGATTGTATTCTTGAGGTGTTATATAACCTCTCTGCTCTTTATTAGCGAGAGCTAAAACTTTCTGATATACCGTGTCTACACTTATTGCCATAATTTCTTTTTAGTTTGTATTTGCAATCGCCCCGTAGAGCGACTGCATCTACAAGTGATTATTATTTTAATCGTTTTTCAATGTTGGAGTAAATCTCCATACCTTCGTCTGTTTTAAACCAATGTGCTAAGGCGGTATAAGGGTGCTCATCAAATGGTATAACCATTAACTTTCTACCGGTACTACCCCACATAAAGTTTCTTTGATCAGTAGATAATCTTAATACTCCAGCTTCGACAGCTCTAATACCAAAGTTTCTTAGCATTACATTTTCATCGTCCGCTAACTCTAAGAAGAGTTTAGGATTGTTACGTGCAAATACTAATAAATCTCTTCTAAGTTCCTTAGAGCTTAACTCTGATACCGCAGATCCCTTCTCTACACGCATAATAGCTTCAGCCATATCTATATCAATACTTCTAGCTGCTGTTAAAGCATCTACTTGCATGTTTAATACATCTATTTCTTCTTCGGCTATTGCTGAAGGTTTATATTCCTCATAAACATTATCTCTATGTGGGTGGTATAAACTTAATAATTTTTGTAAAGTAGTTTTTTCTTTCGGCACATATAAAGATCCAGATCTAAAAATAATATGTTCTAATCTTTGATCACCTTGCATTTCATCAACAAATGGTGTTTTTTGATTTTGACAATATTTAATTTCTCTTTCATAACCTTTCTCTTCGTCAAAATAAAAAATATTTGCAGACTTTATTGATCTTGATAAAGGTTTTTTACCTCCTTTTAAATTGTACAATCTATCTTTTATTTCCCACTCATTTTGTGGTTTTTTTCTTTCTCTTACTTTTGGTTCTTGAGCTACAGTTTCTTCAAAAAATTCTGTAACTGTTTTTTCTACTAAAGGCTCTACAGCCTTTTCTGTTTTTTGTTTTTTTGTCATAATATAATATATAATAAAATTAATAAAAATAAAAAGGAGGGCAGAGAGCGTTTACATGCATGCCGCCCTCCTTCTTAAAATATAAATGCTTACTTCATTAACATGAAGTTGTTAGCACCTTGAGTAACTAAACATCTTTCAGAAAGCATGTGGATTTGCATCGCGTCTAGCGCTGAAGTTGCAGCACCAACCGAACCAGTAACCCATGATTTCATTCGTCTGTCGTCAGTTTGAGAGGCTCTATAACGAACATGTAAGAATGGACGTTTTAGATTTTTCCCTAACATTTGGTCATAAACTGTAGATGTACCAGCTGGAACTATAACCCCACGGATAGCTTCGCTAGTAGCAGCAGTATTAATACCACCCCTTGTAGCTTTGTCATTTAAGTATCTCATGTCTGATTTGTAGAAGTCATAAGAACCTCTTCTGAAACCAGAGAAACCTAAGTTCAATGCCATATCTTCAGAGTTGTCAAATACTCCGTAAGAAGTACCACCAGCTCCATAAGAATTCATAGAAGCTAACATGTCATCCATTGCAAGAGACGTAGCTCTATTAACAAACATCATATTTTCTTCAATAGCACCTTGATTATCAAACTCAGCTAAGATAGCGTCAAATTCAGCTAAATCAGTAGCAGCGTTAACACCAGTAACACCAGAAGTTACATTACCTCTATCTTCGATAGCAGCAAATAAACCTTCAGTACCAGCGCCGTTTAAACCAGCATCAGCAGCGCCTCTAACTTGACTGTTAGCACCAAAACCAATAGCAGATAAATCAGCAGTTTTCTCAGCTTCAAGCATAGTCATCTCTAGGTAATCGTTAAAACGCATTCTAGTATCAGCTTCAGCTTTCAAGTACCATAAGTAACCAGCACTACCATCTTCAGAAGTTATTTCAACCCAACCAACTCTAGAAACATCAGAACCTGACACTTCGTAGTAATCCTTCATAATAATTGGTTTGTTTTGGAATGACTTGAATGTAGGTTCGTTAGCACCTCTTGAATCAGTTTTCCAAGTACCAGTTTCATCAGCATAAGATGATCCTTTACCATACTCAGAACCTATAACTAATAAAGTTGCAGCTTCAGAAGTTGTAGAGTGAGAAGTTAAAACAGCCTCACCATAAGACTCAAGTGAAACAACATTTGAATCTGGAGTTTCTACTACTAAACATTTTGAAACTTTTCCAGCAGTTGCTAAAAGTACCATATCGTTAACTCTAATACCGTGAGTTCTACTTGTTGTAGTACCAACAGTAGTGTCACCGTCGATGTCTTTAGCGACAGCAAAAGTACCGTTAGTATCACCAGTTAAATCTATAGTACCTGTATAAGATAAGTGTAATCTTGATTGTTCAGACCATACGACTTGATCAGCCGACATAGCCTCTTCAGCCCCAACTTGTGATAAGAAACCTGAAATAGTTCTCGGTCCGAAAACTTCAGCTTCTTTTTCCATTAGGTCTGGCACATATTGTTGTGACCAACCAGCGTTTGAAGCGCTAGCTAAGTCTAGATAGTTTGAAGATAATGTTTGCTTCGCTGAAGCTGGAACACTATTTAAATTACCACCTGGATTTGTAATTGCCATAATTTTTTAATTTTAAATTGTTATTTTCTATTTTTAATTTTAAACTTAAAATCATTAGCATCCTCACCTAACACTTTTACTTTAATGCCACTTGCTTCGATAGTTCCATGACTTTGTCTTGGATCCATATTAACATTTTTGGCTTTAGCAACGCTATTTTTCATAGCATCAGCTTTTCCCTGCTCATAAAAGTGTTTTGCAACAGCGTCTGCATTCATTGCTGTATATAGAGATTTATGATAACCCTTAGCGTCTGTTAAAGCAGAATCCTTGTCCAAAAACTTTTTGGTGAAATTGCTTATATCGCTTTGAGCGTTTTTAATCTCTTCAGCATTGTTTACATTAAACCTGTATTTTTTATCACCGACGTTGTATTCAAAACCTTTGAACTTGTCGTTAAAAACTTGATTAGTTTTTTGTGTAAAAATATCAGAATTCTTTTTAACTGCTTTTTGAGTTGCTTCTGACTCCTTGTTGTATCTATTAAAGAAATCAACTGCCTTCTGTTGCTCAGTTGTGAGTTTCGATCCAGCTTTAATCTCTTCATAGTATTTAGACTTTTGCCCGTCTAAGTGGCTTTTAGCGTCGGCAACTTGCTCTTTTAACGCTAGTTTTTTTCTTCGTATATCTCTTTCGTCATCTGTATCTTCATCGTAAGAGAATTGATCTTCCATAAGGAAGTTAATTTCTTCTTGATTTAAATGAGGCTTTGTTTGCTTATAATATTCATATAATAAATCTTGACCATCTAATTTTGAATAATCTTGATTAAGTTTAACATAGTCGTTTAAGTCCCCGCCAGTCTCCTCCATAAAGTCCATTAGCTTTTGGATATTCTCTGGTAATGGTTTACCGGTTTCTAAGTTTTCTGTAATAGCTTCTTCGGCTTCAGCAGCCATCTCTTCTACTTGCTCCTTAACCTCTTCTTTAGTAATCTCTTCTAATACTGGGGCTTCTTGTGTTTCAGCTTCCGGCTGTACTTCTTCTTGTTCTTGTGGGGTGTCGGCATTTTCAGGCCCTGCAGCCACTCCGCTGTTGTCAGCGTTATCTTCTTTAGTTTCATTTTCTTCTTGGTTTGGCGGTTTACTTAAATCAACTTTAGTTACGATATCTTCAATAACCTCAGTTGGTTTTTTCATCTTTGCTTTAACCTTTGTAACGTTACCTTTTGTTTCGTTACCATCTGGTTGTTTTTCTGTTTTTTCTTTTACTTTTAACGAGCCAGTTTCGTTATCTACAACTGGCACTTCTTTTTTTTCTGCCATAATATAATATAATAATAGTTAATAAATTTTATCTAGGTTCAAACCCACCTAAACCAAATTCCCCACTTAATATATCATTACCTGAGGACTCAAAGTTTTTAGGTGGTTTTCCACTATTTCTTTGTTCAATCATTTCTGATTGCTGTGTAGCTTGTATCTTTGTTCTTTCGTCTTTACGGTCTTCTCTTTGTTTTTCTCTTTGTGTATTGTTATCTGACTCAACTCCCTTTAATTGCATGTTGTATTGGAATTCTAACGCCATAAGTTCTTTTTTCATCTCGACTTCTTGAATCATTTTTTGAGATTCTATTTGTGCTTTTATTTGTTCTAACTGGGCTTGACTCTGAGTTATAGCTTGGTTTTTTTGTACGTCAGCCTGCGCAGCCGCTTGTGCAGATTGCTGGTTTAATTCAGCTTGTTGTTGCATGTTCTGCTGTTGCACTAACTGATCTTTTTCCATTTTCTTTTTTCTACGTATTTTAAGTAATTGATTAGCTAACTTTATATTACGTATTTCCCTAAGATCAATAGCATCTTCAAGTTCTATTGTCTGTTGTTGTAGTGCCATCTGAATGTTATTCTCTAGCATAGCCTGTTGTTCCTCATCAGGAGTTAATTCTAAGAATATACCAAAATCATAAAGATGAAGGCTTTTCATTTCCTCTAAAGTAGCAACGTTATGAACGCCTATAGCCTGCACAAAGGCATCCGCAGTAGGTGAATACTCTATAATATCAGATATTCTAAGTGATAAACACTCTGCTATTTCCCTAGTTAAAAACAATCCAGATTGCAATATATGTCTAGTAGCAGTATTAGAATTAGCCGCCGCTAGCTTTTGTAGTCCTACTAAAGCATTTTTATCTGGCATACTACCATCTCTAGCTTCGTTAAGCCCAGTTACATCTCTTATCATTTGTAGATAGTAATTATAATTACCAATAAGGGCTTGCATTTTATTACCACCAGATCCAGATGTGATTTCTTGAATAGGGATTTTGCCAGGATTCATATCACCTTCACTTGTAAATGATCTACCTATGACACTACCAGTTTGGAAGAACATGTTTAAAGCTTCTTGTGGATTGTAATTTGTTCCATTACCTAAATCAACTTCCGCTAAACCATCAGCATCTAAATAAACACCATCAGGTACCATTTTAGACATAACTTGCTGTAATTTCAAGTGCGTC